CGCCCTGCACTGGCTGACTTGAAGGGTAGAGCGATGTTCATTGGTACGCCGATGGGTCGTAACCACTTCTATGATTTATACCAATACGGTTTAAAAGGAACCGATGACACCTTCCAGTCTTTCCACTTTACTTCGTTCGACAACCCGCTACTTGACCCTAAAGAGATTGAGGCAGCTAAGAAAAGCATGTCCTCATTTGCATTCCGGCAGGAGTTTATGGCATCTTTCGAGGCCGCAGGTGGAGAGTTATTCAAAGAAGAGTGGATAAAGTTTGACGAGGAAGAGCCTGATGATGGTGACTTCTACATCGCGGTTGACTTGGCTGGTTTTGAGGCTGAGGGGTCTGTTGGTGTTAAGAACACCAGGCTGGACAACACTGCCCTAGCTATTGTAAAAGCCAACGAGAAGGGTTGGTGGGTCGCAGAGATCATCTACGGTAGGTGGGATGTCAAGGAAACAGCCAAGAAGATATTCGATGCTGTTGCCAAATACGAGCCTGTAGCTGTCGGCATTGAGAAGGGTATCGCTAAACAGGCGGTTATGCCCTACATGACCGACATAATGAAGAGAACCCAGACATTCTTCAGGGTTGACGAGCTAACACACGGTAATAAGAAGAAGACAGATCGTGTTGTATGGGCGCTGCAAGGGCGCTTTGAGAATGGTTACGTTACCCTCAACAAAGGTGATTGGAACAACGAGTTCCTAGACCAATTATTTCAGTTTCCAAACAAGCTAGTACATGATGACTTGCCTGACGCACTGTCTTACATCGAGCAACTTGCAAAAGTAGCCTATGTTTTTGACTTTGAAGAAGAAGAGTACGAGTATTTAGACACAATTTCAGGATATTAACATGGATGACGATAAGAAATACAGCGACCAGAAGGTTGAAAGTTGGGTTATCGATAAGGTAGACCAATGGCGTGACCACTATAGCGCTAACTACGAGCAAAAGTTTGACGAGTACTACCGTCTCTGGCGTGGTATCTGGTCAGCAGAGGACAAGACCCGCGACTCAGAGCGTTCACGTCTCATTTCGCCAGCTTTACAACAGGCCGTGGAGTCATCTGTCGCTGAGGTGGAGGAGGCTACCTTCGGTCGTGGTAAGTGGTTTGACATCCGTGATGACCGCAACGACCAAAACAAGGAAGACATCGCCTATTTGCGCGAACAACTGTCTGAGGACTTTCAATTTACCAAGACTCGCAAGGCTGTAGCCGAGTGTATCCTTAACGCCGCTGTCTACGGGACTGCTGTAGCCGAATTGGTGCTTGAGGAAGTCAAGGAGATGAAGCCAGCCACCCAGCCTATTATGGATGGTGCGATGCAAGCGGTTGGTGTTAAGATTGAAGACCGTGTGGTTATCAAGTTACGCCCAATCCTACCACAGAACTTCCTGATTGACCCTGTAGCCACCTCTATTGAGGATGCCTTGGGTGTTGCAGTTGACGAGTTTGTTCCTAAACACCAAGTAGAGATTGGAATTCAAAATGGTATCTATCGCGATGTTGATCTTGAGTCTGCCGATACTGATTCAGACATTGAAGCAGACAAAGAGCTTACCTCTTTTGACGAAGATAAGGTTAGACTAACCAAGTATTACGGTTTAATTCCACGTCACCTCTATAACGCTGCGATTATGCAGGACGATGAGGATGACGAGCTGTCCAAAGAAGTCAAACCTGAAGAAGGTGAAGACGAAGAGGACGAAGGCTACGTTGAGGTGATCGTTGTTATCGCCAACGGTGGTCAACTGCTCAAGATCGAAGAAAACCCCTACATGATGCAGGATCGCCCTGTTGTGGCTTTCCCTTGGGACGTAGTACCCTCTCGCTTCTGGGGTCGTGGTATCTGTGAGAAGGGCTATAACAGCCAGAAGGCGCTTGATGCTGAGCTTCGTGCCCGTATCGATGCCCTAGCCCTCACTGTCCACCCTATGATGGCTATGGATGCCTCTCGTATGCCTCGTGGGGCTAAGCTAGAGATTCGTCCCGGCAAGACAATCCTTACTAACGGCAACCCTGCTGAAATCCTCCAGCCATTTAAGTTTGGTAACCTAGATCAGGTGACCTTTGCTCAGGCTGGTGAGTTGCAGAAGATGGTTCAGATGGCTACTGGCGCTATTGACGCTGCTGGCATCCCCGGCACTATCAATGGTGACGCTGCCGCTGGTGCTGTGTCCATGTCGATGGGTGCAATTATCAAGCGCCACAAGCGTACCCTGATTAACTTCCAAGAGTCCTTTCTGATCCCCATGATTGAGAAGACAGCGTGGCGTTACATGCAGTTTGACCCTGAGCATTACCCTGTCAGCGATTATAAGTTTGTACCTTCGTCATCTCTGGGCGTTATCGCTCGTGAGTATGAGGTTACACAACTTGTACAACTGTTGCAGACGTTGGGTCAAGATAGTCCAATGTACCCAATGCTGGTTACAGCGGTTATTGACAACATGGGTTTGTCCAACCGCGAAGAGATTATCGCGCAGATGGCTGAGGTGTCTAAGCCTGACCCACAAGAGCAGGAAATGCAACAACAGCAGATGCAGATGCAAATGCAGACAATGCAAGCGCAACTTGAACTTATCCAGTCTCAAGCAATGGAGGCTCAAGCAAGAGCACAGAAGTATGCGGTCGAAGCTCAATTGGAACCACAAGTTGTTCAAGCAAAGATGGCTGCGGCTATCTCTACCAACCTACAAGCTGGTGATGCTGATGACGCTGAGTTTGCTAAACGAGCAAAAGTTGCAGAGCTAATGCTTAAAGAAGAAGATATTAGCAGCAATGAGCGCATTGCAATGATGCAAATGCAGAATAAGAAACAAAACACTTGACAAATTTATAAAAGTGTGGTATAATTGCAACATCTCTCCACATTATGAAAGGATAAAGAGATGGACAAAGAACTACAAGATTATTACGAAACATTACTAGATTTGTTTGCCTCAAAGGGCTGGAAGCAATACCTAGAAGACATCTCCGACAATATGGAGCTACTTCAAGATATTACTACCATCCCAGATGAGAAGCAATTCTGGTTCCGTAGAGGACAAATAGAAGCGGTACAGCGAGTTCTCTCTTACGAGTCAGCGATTAAAAACAGCTACGAGGACTTTGAGAGGGAAGTAAATGCCTAAGCGTATCTACGAGTTTATCTGCGGAGATGACCATCTCACAGAAGCTTACATCGATTCGGAACTCCGAACAACCGAATGTAAAGTGTGTGGTCAACCTGCTATTCGTATCGTTAGCAAGCCTATGGTCAAACTTGAGGGCGTGACCGGAGATTTTCCTGGAGCAGCAATGCAATGGGAACGGAAGCGAAACGAGAAGATGGCGCAGGAAAGAAAGAGTGCCGCTGAGTAAGCACAAGCACATAGTTATATTCCACAATGCTTATTAGCACGGAGAGTTTAATGGCAACATTTATTGACGAAGGCGACGAGCCTTTACAAGACGAAGAAGAGTATTCATCTATCGAGGATGAGCAGGAACAGGAAACCCCTGAACAGGAACCTGAACCACAAGATACAGAAGATGACATTCCTGATAAGTATAAGGGCAAGTCTGTTAAAGATATTGTTCGTATGCATCAAGAGGCCGAACGCGCAATCGGCAAGCAAGGGAGTGAAGTCGGGGAACTTCGACGAATTGTAGATGACTTTGTACAAGCCCAAACCGTCTCAAAACAACAACAAGCCCCAGAAGTCGAGGAAGAGGTAGATTTCTTTACCGATCCCGACAAGGCTATTGCATCAGCTATTTCCAAGCATCCGAAGGTGCGCGAGGCAGAACAGCTCTCGGCACAAATGAAGAAGGCAGAAGCGCTGGCTAACCTAAAGTCTGCACATCCTGATTTTACTGAAGTCGTCAATGACGGTAGCTTCTCTGAATGGATTAACAAGAGCAAGGTTAGGCAAGAGTTATTTAGTCGAGCAGATCGCTCCTACGATTTTGACGCTGCACATGAGTTGCTTACTACTTGGAAAGAAAGAAAGCAAGTAGTCAACCAGTCACAAGAAGTCGAAAAAGTACAGCGTAAGCAAGCAGTCAAAGCAGCATCCACTGGTTCGTCCAAAGGGTCTGGTGAGACAGCAAGTAAGAAAACCTATCGCAGAGCCGACATCATCGAACTCATGCGTACAAACCCTGACCGTTATCAACAGCTATCTGATGAGATTATGGCTGCATATGCGGAGGGTCGTGTTAAATAACCATTTTGAAAGAGAATTTTTATGGCACTCGGAACTAATCACGTCACCAATACA